CCATGGTCTCTGCCTCTGCCAAGAAAATGGCGAGCCTGACCGCAGCAGGATTGAAAGTCGGTCTCGGTGCAGCTCTCGCTGGCGGCGGCGTGGCATTGGCCGCAGGAATGAAGGCAGTCACTTCCGCCGCCGACTTCGAACAAACCAAAGTCGCCTTCACTACGCTCATCGGTGATGCCGCCAAAGCCGAACAAACCCTAGCACAACTCCGTGAACTCGGTGCCAGAACGCCATTCGAGTTTCCTGAACTTGCCGATGCTGGTCGTAAGCTGATCGCCTTTGGTGAAGGTTCCGATACCGTGGCTGCGACACTCGCCCGTATTGGTGACGTATCGGCAGGAGTGCAGGCACCGGTCAACGAAATCGCCGAACTCTATGGCAAGGCACGAGTGCAGGGACGACTCTTCGCCGAGGACATCAACCAGCTCACGGGGCGAGGGATTCCAATCATCGGGGAGCTCGCCAAGCAGTTCGGCGTGTCGGACTCTGAGGTGAAGAAACTCGTCGAGTCCGGCAAGGTTGGCTTCCCTAACATCGAGCGTGCCTTCATCGATATGACCTCGCAAGGCGGGAAGTTCGCAGGAATGATGGAGGCGCAGAGCAAGACGACCAACGGGCTTTTCTCCACGCTCAAGGACACCATCAACGAAGTGTTCCTCACTCTCGGCACACCGATCAACGATGCGATCCGTCCCCTGGTAGAACAGGCAATCGCACTCGCACAAAAACTCGCTCCCTTAGCTGCGCAGGCAGGAACCAAAATCCGCGATGCCGTGCAGTATGTGATCGCCATCTTCAAGAGCGGGCAATTCCTCAACCTCGTTGGCTCGGGACTGCAACTCGGATTTGCCCAAGGCGTGAACTTCCTCTGGGCCACCCTGCGTGCCACCATCGCCGCTGCGGGGCAATACATCGTCGAGATCTTCAAGACGGCCATCACCTACTTCCAGGTGCTCACCACCGCCGACTTCTGGAAAGGCATGGGCAATGCCCTCATTGGCATCTTTCTCAGTGCCGTTGGGTTCCTCCAAAAAGGACTTGCCGAAGCCCTCGAAATCGCAAGACCTCTCGCGGAACTTTTCGGCAAAGGAGAATCGATCAACTCCGCCCAAGGAGCTCTCAGGGAATCCGCCGACTTCCTCGATTCCGAAGCCGCTGCCCGCTACAGCGATGCCGGTGACCAACTCGGACCACTCGCGGCCAAGGTGGCAGAGAGGCTCAAGGAAGCGGGAGAAAACATCGTTGGACGCTTCGGTGAAACCTTCCGCAACACGGCTGAAGTGATCGATACTAGTGCCATGCGTGAGCGCATTAATGAGGTGATGGAAACCATCCGCGATGCCCTGCCCAAGCCCGAGGAAATCAAGCAAGTCGCCCGTGCCACCACTCCAAAAAAATCCAACGTCGCCAATCCGCTGGCCCAAGCAAGCACCACGACCATGGATCCCATCGTCACCTCACTCGGCAAGGTTGGTGGTGGCGGCTATTCGTCCGGGACGCTGGATGCTCAGCGCGAGAACAACCGACTGACCAGCGAAACGAATCGGATTCTTCGCGCGATGAGCGAGCGGATCAAGCCGGGTGGTGCAGCATCCGTGACTGCCTTCGGTTGACGCCGTGGTCAGGCGTATATGCCGACACACGTTTCCATTCAACCCGGACGCCTCTATCCGCAACCAGGCTACAGCGTTCAGGTCGATAAAGAGGGCAAGTGGACAGCCACGCAAGTTTTCCTATGCCATCGGAATTCTGCCGTGCAGCTCATGCCTCGCCCCAACACCATTCACCCAGAAATCGGATTCATCTCCGTCGCTCAATCGACCGTGAACTTCACCGAAGGCGACCTTGCAGAAATCACCTGCCAGTATGCGGGAGCTGAGCCCAAGGAGGATGAAAAAGAGAATGCCGTCTATACCATGGGACTCTCGCTCTCCGAGGAACCATTGCTCAGTCACAAACGCTACAAGGATCTTGCTGCCAAGGAGCTGGAGGCACTCCAGTTGATCCAGTCTGGCAAGGACAAGGACGACCAAGGAAACAAGCTACGAGACAAGGTCGAAAGTCAGCGAGGTAAGGAGGTTCTGCAAAAGTTCGAGCGAGGCCAGACCAGTTACTACAGCCCGCGTGTGATTTGGAAGGAAAGCTGGGTGAGAAACAAGGAGGTGAAGGCCACGGAGCTCAACAACATCGGCAAGATCGACGAACCACTCGGCCCGGTGCCGTCCTTAGCTTCTGGGCGCAACTGGTTACTCAATGGCGTGACTCAGACGCAGGAAGGCAAAGCATTTCGCATCGAAATGGAATGGCTCGCCAGTGATCGTGGCGGCTGGGACGCAGAAATTTACAACGACTGATTTTCATGCGCTTGCCACAACGAAAAAACCGGGTGACCCGATCCTCGCTGCCGACTGGAATCTGCTATTGGAGGCGATTGCTGCGCGCACACCTCGCCAAGGTGCAGGTCTGGAATTGATCGCCTCGTCAGGAGGATTTGCCTATTCCCGTCCATCGCCAACAACAGCGCCCCACGCAGGGCTGCCACCATTCTCGGTGATCGGCATTGAAAAAAAGGAGGGCCAGTATCTGGTGACCATCAAGGAGGGTTGGGTGATTGAGCGTAAGCCCAAGAGTGAGTCGAAGCCCACCGTCAAGTTCCACATCCCGAAGGCCGGCGACAAGACCCTCGACACGATCCCACGTCCACAGATTGGCATGGCCATTGGTGACACGCTGTGGTGTCGCTTTACTACCGACGCGATGGGAGAAATTTCTGAGGAGCCAGAGCTATTATCCTCCGCTGAGGACCAAGAAGGCAGCCACTACTACCCTGAAGACCCAGAGGGATCGGGATCTGACGGCAGTTACTTCGTCAAGCTCTTCAAGCTCATCGACGACGGTGGCTCACCTGCGGTGACGGTCTATCAACAAAGCGACATCGAGCATTGGGCGCAGCTGTGGAAGGGCGAGAACCTCGGGAGTGGATCACGGGTGTTCAAAGAGCACAACGAGGAGGAAAACGTCTATAAATTCCGCAGAATCGATCGTCGAGCATCACAGCATCAGATCGATGTCATCGAGGAAGCTGACGTCATTCGTGTGCAAGGCAACGACAAGGATGGCACTCTCGCGATCGAAGGAGACTCCAGCTCCAGTGAACCCTTTTTGGAATGGAAAGACGGACTCATGATTACGGAGGGAGAGAAGAAGTTATTCGTCCGGGAATTCATGATTTGCGAATACGGCTCAGCTCGCACAGTAAAATTTATCACACTCGACTAACCATGGCACACCTCATCACTCCCATCACCATCGACGGAGAAGCTCGCTGCTGCCAGCCAGCCACCCGTCGCACGATTGCGATCCTAACCGATGCAGCGAAAGAGTTATCACCAAACCAGTGGGAAATTTACCGCGCCGCCCAAGATAACTCCATCAAGATGGGTGCTGTGAAATTCGGCGTCTGCTGTGCCAAACAAATCGTCATCACGCTCGAAGGCGAAATTGAAACACTCAACGATAGCTATGACTGGATCCGCGTCTTGCACAATGGCATCGAGGTGTTTTTCCACGAAAGCACTCAGACCAGCGAGGACCCGGATGATGCCGTTGCCGTTGGTCCCTTTGCCGTGACGCTAGAATTGGAGGATCGGCCGTGTGGTCACATCTTCGAGATCACCGGATCGACAGGCGATGGCAATGCCAACAACGATGTGTTTTGGAAGGCCTCCGTGGCCATCAGTTGACAGGCTAGCAACAGCGTGAAGCTCTACGTTGATCTGGAAACACTACAACTCATTGAAGGACCTGGATTCCGCAATCCAACTTCGTCTCTGCGATTCAAGCGTGGGGATGCCGCACAGATCGAGGTGACCTTCCTCGCGGGAGGCACGACCCCTGTGGCGATTGGCGATCCGCTCAACTTGGAAATCCAGTTCGGCATCAAGCCGCGCAATCGCTATGACATCGGCTACCTCGTTCGCTCGGCAAGCTGGATCATGCCTACTACAGCGCCACCGATCTATCGCTGCTCGCCCTCGTTCAATACCATAGAGCTCAATTCCGCTCTCGGCGTGGGATCGGCCACCGGCTCAGAGCTTGCGGAAATCACTCTGATGGGTGAAATCACTTGGCGTGAAGGATCTGCGGAGCCGACTTCCACACGCACGTTTTTAGTCGTAGTGGAGAATGACGTGAATCGTGGCACGGAGGGTGTTCCCACCAGTGCGGAGCCTCCTTATCCAGCACCTGAGAACATCGTGACCACCGCTGCGATTACCGAAGCTCTGGCCAATCACAGCAATGCCGCTGACCCGCATCCGAACTACTTGCGTCACGATGAGCAAGAGACCTTGAGTGCCGAAGAACAAACGAATGTGCGGGCAGCCATCAA